CGCGGCGGCAAGCGCCTCTGACATAGGAAACGGCGGAGCTTCTACCGTTGCAAAGTATCAAATCAATGTCGGCCCAGTGATTCAAGTTCCGTCTGTCGGATGGGGCGCTGGCTTATGGGGTGGCGGCGCATGGGGCGTTGGAACCTCTGGTGATATTGAGTTACGAATCTGGTCACAAAGCAACTACGGCGAAGACTTAATCTTTGGACCGCGCTACGGCCCTATGTACTATTGGGATGCGTCTGCAGGCGTTAATACACGTGCGGTTGAGTTATCTACGGTATTCCCGTCTAGCGACGTTCCAGTAACCCAGCATTACACACTGATTTCGGACGTGTCTCGTTTTGTATTTGCGTTCGGTTGTAACGAGATCGGCTCAGCCACGGCAGACCCAATGCTGATTCGTTGGTCAGATCAAGAAGACGCTTGGAATTGGACGCCGTCTGCAACAAATCAGGCCGGCGAGATCCGTTTATCGCACGGCTCAGAGATTGCCTCTGCATTACAAACTCGGCAAGAGATTCTTGTCTGGACAGACATTGCCGTTTATTCGCTGCAGTATGTTGGCGCACCGGTTGTTTGGAGCACGCAGATCCTTTCTGACAACATCTCAATGATGAGCCCAAACGGCATGGCAACAGCGGCCAATGTGGTTTACTGGATGGGCAAGGACAAGTTCTACAAGTATGACGGTACGGTACAAACGCTGCGTTGTGATCTACGCCGGTATGTGTTTGATGATATTAACCAAGGCCAGCCGTACCAAGTGTGCTGCGGAACCAATGAAGGATTTAACGAGATCTGGTGGTTCTACTGCTCCAAGAACAGCACGGTAATTGATAAGTACGTGGTTTATAACTATGCCGAAGATGTTTGGCATTACGGAACCATGGGCCGTACAGCTTGGCTAGACTCGACAACCACGCGATTCCCGATTGCGGCAACGTATGACAATACACTTGTTACCCATGAGAATGGGCTTAACGACAACACGACAGGAGTTAACAGACCGATTTATGCGTACATCACATCTGCCGAATGGGATCCGGATGATGGACACAACTTCTCATTTATGTACCGAATGCTGCCTGACTTAACATTCCAGAACTCAACAGCGGCAAACCCAACAGCTCTGTTAACGGTATCCCCACTAAGAAACTCAGGGTCTGGATACGAGAACCCACAGTCGCAAGGCGGAAGCAGCTCGGCGCAGGTTGTTCGTACGGCAACGGTGCCAATTGAGCAATTTACCGGGCAAGTGTTTATTCGTGTACGCGGCCGGCAGTTTGCATTTAAGATTGAATCCAACCAATTGGATACGACTTGGCAGCTAGGTAAGATGCGTGTTGATACCCGCCTAGACGGGAGACGGTAAGTTATGGCTAGACAATTAAACAACCCTGCCGTACCAGCGCTACCGGTCTCTCCTGAGACGTATAACCGCCCATGGAATGCCAGCTTACTAAACGTTCTGCGTCTGTACTTTAACCAGCTAAAAGCATTGCTGGATAACTTTGTTTCTTTGGCGGATCAATTTCAGAACGGCGACTACGGGCACACAATTAAATTCCCTCACGGAGCGTTTCAATCAAACGTTACGCAAACCGTATCCGCTGCTGCCACGCCAACAAGAATTGCACTAGACACGACAGACTACGCATATGAGATGTATTTTGTCGCGGGAGATGGAATTCATTTCGATGTTGCCGGAAGATACAACATACAATTTAGTTGCCAGATAACAAATACCAAAGTACAAGCGCACGATATTGATATATGGCTTAGAAAGAATGGATCTACATCTGCCTACGACATACCAAATACGGCAAGCGTGCAAACCGTACCATCCACGCACGGCGGCCAACCGGGGTATCAAGTTATTGCCGCTAATTTTTACATACAAGTAGATGTTGGGGATTTTATTGGGCTATGGTGGGCTGCAAGCTCTACGAGCGTACAGCTAAACCACCTTCCGGCAATTACAACACCGTTTACATCACCCGCAGCCCCTTCTGTGGTTGTGACTGCAACATTTGTATCTGCGATACCTTAGTGCTATATTGTTTGTACCCATCATGTGATGGTGCAGATTCTCACTGTAACAAGTTACGGTGACACAAGGGGAAGCCATGAACGACCAGCAAAAGATTGAGCTATTTAACGGGCTTGCACGCCTGATTCGACCAGCGTTTTACGAATACAAAGAAGTCGTGAGTCTTGATGCTGAGCTAAAAGATACCGGCCTAGATAGCTTGGACTACATCATGATGGGCATCTACTTATCAACCCTGTACGGCGTTCACGAGAGTGTTTCAAAAGACTTTGCGCCAAAAACAGTGGGTGAGTTCTACTCATTAAATGAGCAACACAAAACACAAGAACCACCAGAGACCGTTGCAGAAGCGCTGGAGATCTGCAAATGATCGGCCTAACGCATTACAGAACCGCATCCACGGAAATTACAGAGCTGCTTGACGACGTAACTTTTCCGCAAAGAGTTCACTGGTTTCCAGAGAGTTACGCACGAGCCCACCTAGGATTGACATATGCACCTCATAAAGTCGCTGAAAAAGTTATTGACCCGGCGCTATTTCAAATGCTACGAGATAGCCCGGCTAAAAAAACAGCTTTCATCTTATCGACTGGCAGCTCAAACTTTGCCGGCGCAAGCACGCAACCAAGACAATCACGGCTAACGGCGCACTACAAAATACTTCCGCTTACGTTGACTCAGGTTTGGGGAAGCCGTATTGCCCAGTCATGCGGCGCAACGGATCACATTGTTACCGACACATCGGCATGCGCCAGTAGCCTCAAGGTTTTGATGGATGTGCAGACGCTAATTCGGTTTTACGGGTTTGACCGTGTATGCGTATTGGCCGTGGAGGATTCAGTTAACAACCTGTCGCTGGAGTTCTTTGGCGAATCCGGAGCGTGCCTTACCGCAAAAGACGAAGCAGAGACAAACAAGCAACCGTCTGCGTTTGATTCTACAAACGGCGGGTTTTATGTCGGCCAAGGAGCATGCTTCGCCGTGTTTGAGAAAGACCCAGACACCGCGCATGCGTGGCTAAATGGTGCCTACACGGCATCAGAATCGTTCTCTAACGCGATTGGCCAGCGCGAGGATGGTCTTGGGTTCATAAAAGCCATAGAAGGCGCTATAAGCTGCTCTGAGATCCACAGCCACCAGATCAACATAGTAAAGACCCACGGAACCGGGACGCCATCAAATAACAAGGCCGAGAAGACGGCTATAGAGCACTGCCTAGATAGCTTTGTTGCCACCTCTTACAAGCCAACTATCGGCCACACAATGGGCGCAAGTGGCTTGCTAGAAACCTGTCTTCTGGTAGACTCACTAAAAACCGGCATCGTGCCTGCGATTAAGAACCGGACAGAGGAAGACAACGTCTACCTGTCTGCTCCAGCCAAAGCCCCTGAGCGGGCTACATTCCTAAGCCTAGCGGCTGGCATGGGCAACGTATATTCTGCAGCGATTTTCACGATGGGGTCATGATGGAAGTTATTGATAGCAAGAAGAAAAAACTATCGCTTCAAGAAGTGATGATTCGTGCTATCTATGCCCAGAAAAAAGACTTAAAGGTTCCGCCAGAGCAAGCCCTGATATCAACAGTTGCAGAGCTGCAAATTCCGGGGTCTGAGGCTATACAGTTTGGCAACACTGTTTTTATTACGCACTACTCTGCGGAATCCCCACTGTGCGCCATGTACGCGCTAAACATAGACACAGCAAGAAATTACATAAACAACGGCGAGATGTATGTAAGGTATTTGATTAAGCGCGGCATAGGTGGGTTTGCCACGACCTACAAAACCGAATCCTTTGGCATTCCATTTAAGCAGATAGAGCGAAACCGGCTTGGCATTGTTGCAACGGAAAAGACAAAAGACAAATCGTTCATTACCGTTGTGCAGTTCAATAAAACAAAGAAGGCCAAAGAAAATGTTTAACCATGTATTCGGATCGTCGCCGCTAATTCCAAAGACTCGCGTTTCTTACGCCGTGTCTAGCGCGTTTGACGGGAATCCGTTTGGTTGGGCGCAACACAGAACCTACAACAAAGGCAATGTGTTTGAAGAAATCGTCAAGAACCCAGTCACTTTGGTAACTGAACCATTTAAGGCGCTTGACAGAGAGGTTCTTCAGCCGCTGTACAGGGAAGTAATCAAGCCTGTCGGCAACGCCCTTGAGAAAGTTGGACAAGGCATTGCAAACGACCCAATCACATTTATCGCTCAGGTAGCTGCAATTGCGACGCAGCAATACTGGGCGCTACCCGTGATCGCAGCCGCATCTACAGCCGCGCATGGCGGAGACTTTGAACAGATTATTACGGCAACTGCTATATCCGCTGCCACGGCCTATGTAGGGGCAAACGCCAGCGGCTGGATTATGAACGGTTTGTCTGCAGATCTTGCCGCCACGACAGGAGTTGCTCAGTGTGGCTTTGCGGTTGCTGGAGAAACCATTACGGCAAACACTGCGCAGATCATCGCG